CGAACGCGATGTATCGGTGAATGTTGCGCCGTGCGTCAAGTTGCGCTGTCGCCTCGGCCAGCTCGCGCTGCGCGTCGTCCCGCTGTTCGCATGCGTGCTGGTACAGGTCGGCCATTGCGTCACGGTCGCGGCGCAGGCGGTCGAGTTCAGCATCCTTTTCTTCCAAGTCCTCGGGCGCAAGCACCGCAACGGTGCAGCCCTCGAATCGGATCGTTTGATAGCTCACTTCGTCACCTTCATCGCTTTGTTAGTTGAGTACATATTCAAACCCACGGCGGTTATCCAACGTGCGCTTGTCTTCCTGTGCCTCTGGCTCGCATCGATGCGGAGCCTCGTAAACTCCGTCACCTGGATACGCCGGAAGCTGCATTGGCTTTCCACACTTCTGGCAGTTAACCACCTTACTCACTTCGGCACCTCCATCTCTTTGAGCAGCGCGTCCCGGCCGCAGGTGCAATCGCGCTCGCCTAGCTGGGTCCACGTCACAAGAGTAATCATGCAGTCGGCCCGGTGCGTGTCGCCAATCCACTCCCGCGCCAGCGCAAGGCGGGCGAGGGCGGCGGCGGATTCCTTCTTGTAGTAGTAGCGGCCGTGGTCCATCAATCCGGGCCACTTCGGCAGCGCGTCGAGCTTTGCCTGTAGGTCGCTCATCGCTTCCCCTCCCGCCCGGCAGCCCGCTCCCAGTCGTCCCAGTCACGTTTGCATGACAGATACCCGTCTCGCCAGTCATCGAATGCGTTAAGTCCGCGATACATCCATCCGACGGCGATGCCGAGCGCAAATGAAATCAGCGCAATCAGCGGCGCATACGTCATCGCTTCGCCTCCCGCTTCGCCGCGCGCCAGCCGGCGAGGTAGCCAATAAAAAATGAGGCTCGGCGATAACCCGCAGCGAAATCTGAGTCCTCATAACGACGATTGGCAATTTCATTTGCCCGAAACACTAAGGACAGCCGCTTCCGCCCTGTGCCCGTGTTTGTACGCTTCTCCATCATGTCTCCCTCGGTTAGACCGGCTTGGACTGGCCGGGTGGTATGCGCGGCCTGCACTTCGCCCCCGCCACGCGCTCGCGCAATCGCTGCTGCCGCAACGCACGCGCGTTGGACTCGAGCCGGCGCGGGTCGGTGAGGGGCAGGAGCGAGGTTGGGACTGGGCTGGTCATACGGCAAACATATCGGACTGAGCCGACGCGCCTTTAAGGTGCTGGCAGGCCTGCTGCCAGTACTCCGTTTTCAGTTCGACGCCGACGAACCGGCGGCGCATCTTCAAGGACTGGTATCCCTCGCTGCCGATGCCCATGAATGGCGAGAGGACCGTATCGCCTTCGCTGGACCACAGCCGGAGTGCCCGGCCGATGATGTCCAGCGGTAGCGGGCAAATGTGCTTTTCGTCGTTCGGCTGGCGCTTGGCGTTGAGCACATCCGTTTCGCGCGTGTCCATCCATACGGGCGAGGCATATTCTTGCCAGTCGTCCAGCGGGAAGTCCTCGTGCGTGTGCGTGATCGGCTTGACTGCATCGCCCTCAGCGGCCCACTTGCGAAAGATCAGCAGGTACTCTGGCAGGCCTTGCCGGCTAAAGCTCGAGTCGGCGCGGAGCTGCTTGTATAGCAGCCCGTGCGCCTTCGTCTTGGTCATCTCTCTGACGGGGCAGCGCCAGATAGTGACGCGCGAGTGAAAGTCAAGCCCGGCGGCCTGATGCGCGCGAATCAGCATCCCGGGGAAGTCACGCAGGCCTGCAGTCCCGCGCTGGTTCCGGTAGTAGACCAAGTCCTTGCAATGCACAGCGATCAGCCGGCCCGGCCGCAGCACGCGCGTCAACTCCTTGCACAGATAGGCGTAGTGCGTCAGAAATTCGTCATCGGACGCGCTGTTGCCCATGTCGGCAACGGAATCGTTGTAGATGTACAGGCCCGAGAACGGCGGCGAGTACACAGCGAAGTCAATGCAGCCGTCCGGCAACTGGCGGACCACGTCCACGCAGTCGCCGTGATAGGCGGCCCAGTCCGGCCCATGGCATTCGTTCAGGCAATCCATGACGGAAGCATCCCCTTGTGAGTCGGCATATACGGCACCTTGACCGCGCTGCTAATCGAGCTGCTGCGCAGCATCGCGTCGCGCATCGCGGCTTTCATCTCGGCGTGATCGTCGGCCTTGCGGTCAATCACGCGGGCGATCGAGTCCTCGCCCTCCGCGACGACGATGTGCACCTGCACCTCGCGCTCTTGGCCAAATCGCCAGAAACGGCGGACGGCCTGATACCAGGCCTCGTAACTAAACGATCGGCCGACAAAGACCGCGCGGGCGCAGTGCTGCCAGTTCAGGCCGAAGCCCGCGACTGATGGCTTTGTGACCATCACGCGGGCCGCGCCGTCCGAGAACGCATCAAGCGCGGCCTCTTTCCTGTCTGCGGTCATAGAGCCGCGAACCTCGACGACGCCCCATGTATCACCAAGCTCCTCGAGGATCGCGTCGGCCTCGTAATCGGTATCGCACCAGATGACGTACGGTTCGTCCGGCTCGGAGCGCGCGAGCTCGGCAGCAATTGCAGCGCGAGCGGCAGCCGTGGCGCGCTTCACCTTGTGCAGCGTCGTGGCGCTGACCACATCCTCTGCAAACAGGCCATCAGACAGGACTGGTGCGCTTTCGGCGGCGCGGTGACGATGCACAGAAAGAGGCGGCAGAATGAATCCCGCGTCATCTCCGCCGAGATCGGACGGCAACTGTGCCAGCCGGCACCATGACGCCATCCAGTCCCAGAAGTCCCGCACGCCGTGCCGCTTGAGTCGATATCGGCCCATCTCGGTTTGATCGGAGATGAACCAGCGCGCCAGCATCTCGTTCGATGCCATCACTCCGCAGAACTCAGCGTACTGCCCCAGCTCCATGTGATCGTTCGGCGCTGGCGTCGCGGTGGCTGGGACGCGCCAGCGATGCCCAGCGAAAGAGCCGATCAGTGCGCGCGTCGTCTTGCCGGTGAAGCTCTTGAGGATGCTGGCCTCGTCGAGCGTCACGACGCCGAACTCGTCCGGCCGGATCAGGTGGAGCCGGTCATAGTTGCAGACGTTGATGCCCTCGCGCGCTTCGGACTGGTCGCGGATGACACGCGCGGGGTAACCGAACTTCTGGCCTTCCTTCGCGATCTGGTGAGCGACTGCCAGCGGGCACAGAATCAGCGCCTTGCCGTTCGACGCATTGCGCGCGTGCTCGGCGTACTCGAGCTGCACGAGCGTCTTGCCGAGGCCGGTATCGAGGAACAGGCCGCCCGATCCGACACGCAGCAGGAACTCGACGCAGTGCGCCTGAAACGGGAACAGGTGCGACGACAGCGGCGGGATCGCGGATAGTCCTCGCTCAACGGCCCGCGGTGCTTTGCCGCCAAGGAATTTTAGATAGTCAGCAGATACGCTCATCGCAACTCCCGCCGCTTGTGCTCGCGCCGCAAATAAACGCCGACGCTGCCAAGGCCGATGCCGAACATCGCCGCTAGGTCGCGGTACTGCAAGCCCTGCCGGTGATACGCGCGAAGCTGCTCGGCCTGCGCTGGCGTCAGCTTCGGCTTGCGGCCGCACATGTCCCAGGTGCCAAGTTCCTTCATTCTTTGATCTCCAGCCGGTCCGACTGCACCAGCCGCGCGCCGGGCACGGCCTCGCCGGCTTTCAGTGCGTCGCGGATCGCCGCCTTGTCCGGCCGCGGCGCGGGAGGCTCAGGCTGAACGATGAAGCGCGGCGGGAGCGCGGCCTCGTCGTCGATGATGACGCTCGCGGGATTCTTGCGGACGGCGATGGTGAACTCGGGACACTCGATCCGCGTCAAGCCGCTGAACTCCATGTTGAACAGCAAGTAAGCCCGGATCGAGTAGGCCCGCCTTTCAATGCGCGCCGCGCTTTCGAACATCTGCTTTCCGGCCTCGCGCTTCGCCGCGGCGACGCACTCCAGGTTGCGGATGAACTTGGCGACGTTGGTGCCCTTGACCTCGATCTCACCTGTCAAGCCCTCCAGCGTGTCGAGGACCATCTGAGGGTCCAGCTCGCCGAATTCCATCAGCCGCTCGAACTCGGCTTTGTTCTGCGTCAGTTCGTACAGTGTCATCCCGCCCATGTCTCGCTCCTATTGCCTGCCATGCCACGCCAATCGCATCCGGTCACAGGCTCGCCATGCCTGCCCTGCCCCGCCTCTCCCCGCCCTGCCATTCCATGCCGCGCACTTCCGCGCCTCGCCCGCCACGCCTAGCCAATCCGTTCCACTCCAGTCCCCGCCGATCCATGCCCTCCTAGCCGGGCCTTGCCTGCCACGTCTGCCTCGCCTCTCCCATCCGCGCCGAGCCGCGCCTATCGCTCCTATACAGGCCGTTCCCCGCCAAGCCGGCCATGCCCCGCCGTTCCACTCCAGTCCTCGTCTGGCCTATCCGCGCCAGCCATGCCATTCCTCAAGCACCGCGCCATGCCACCCTCGCCGGGCGACACCATGCCTGCCGCGCCAGTCCTCATCCTACCCAGCCAGACCTATCCGTTCCCCGGCGCGCCGTGCCTGCCATGCCCCGCCTTTCCCCGCCGAGCCATTCCATGCCGCGCAACTCCGCGCCTCGCCTGCCTCGCCAATCCACCCGGACCGAGCCACTCCCATCCAATCAGTGCCCCGCCCTTCCTCGCCTGCCGCGCCACGCCTTGCCTTGCTAAGCCTGTCCGCGCCATGCCAGCCTAGCCCGCGCTCACACCCGCCCCGATGACCCGCTGCTTGAGCGACTCAATAGACGCGATCTGGTGCTGCACCTCACTCTCAAGCGACAGCGCCCGCGCGACCTCAAGCGCCCGCCTCATCGCCGCCGCCGCCCGGCCAAACTCCTCAACCAGCGCAGCCCGCGCCAAGTCCTCCTCGGTGCGAAGAACCGCGGTCGAGATGTAGCCGGCCTCGTCGCCCGGCCTGCTCGGGTCGCGGACGTACGCGATCGTCCGCATAACCGTCTGATTGACGACCGTAGTCACGCGCACCGAGCGGATCAGCGTTCGCGCCTCGTAAAGCCGCTGCTTCTGCGCGGCCTCGCTGTCGTCCCAGGTGAAATGCGGATGCAGCGGAGACTCAGGATCCTTTGCATCCTCGATTGCATCCTCCGGTGTCAGCCGGCCGCCAGTGCGCGCCGCGATCTCCTCCAGCCGTATCCGCACGGCCTCGCGCGATTCGGCGCCACTCATGACGCCACCTTGAAGCCGCGGCGCTTCGCTTCCACGTCGTACCAGGACAGAAGTTCCTCGGTCTCGTCGTCGTATGCGGTTGGAGTCGCCAGCGCCTCGTCCTGCGCCTGACGGCCGCCAGTCGCAACGATCCGCACGAAGTCCGGGTCATCGTCCGAGACGATCCGATAGGTGCCGTACCCGCCGCTGCCCTTCTCCACGCGCCAGTCACCCACGCCGGAGGTGATGCCGCCGGCCGCGAGCAGGTTCGCAACGGACTGCAGCTTGATGATCGGCTGCGCGAACCGAATCGAGATACGCAGCGCCCACTCCGGCAGGATCGCCCGGGTTCGCACGTCAGGCGTCCTATTCATGTCAGCCGAGCGCGTAACGCTCATGAAAATCTGCGGCACACCGTAGACGTTCACGCGGTCGCTTTCGACGTAGGTGAGCCGGCCGATCTGCGCCTTTTTCGCGCCGGGGATGTCCAGCGCCGCGGTTTTCATCGCGCCCTTGAACATCGAGGCGAGCAACTGAATTCGCGTCGGGTTCGTGTCGTCGAGCGAGGTATACGGAGAATTCCGGTACTCGATCAGCGGCTCGTGCTTGAGCGAGCCCGCCTTCTCAGCCGCGGTCTTGCGTCCGCGCGGCAGCAGCAACTCCTGCATGACCTTGGAACTCATCCTATTGCAGATCAGCGGGGCGGTCCCGACGATGCAGAAATCCGCAACGCCCTGATCGACCTTCGTGATGAACACCTCATTACCGTCGTCTTTCTTGGCCATTTTCAGCCTCCAAA